TGCTTTATGGGTAACATAACTTACTGCGGATTTCGCGAACAAAAACGCATCGGCTCGGTATTACGTCGTCTGGGTTGGGTGCGTGCATCAGTACAAATCGACGGAAAAACTCACTCAGGATTTAAGAAATGAGAAATAAAACAGGACCGACTAGCAAAGTAATACAAATTTCAACAGTAAAGACTGAAAAAGTTCTCGGATCGCATAGCAAAGCTAATTATTGTGTGACTACTGCTTTGTGTGAAGACGGTAGTATTTGGCAAAGGTGGAAAACAGATTATAACATTGAAGACTGGATTTGTATTTTGGAGGCAAAATGAGAAAATTTAAAACGATAACTTTAATTCTATTTCTTGCCTCATGTACACAGCCACCTGAGGGTTATGAATGCGATCGGAATGGATTTGGTCAATGTATACCCGGAGGATTATTTTACAAAGAAACTTGTGACGTAAATAAACAAGCAAAATTCATTATTGAATGTGCCAGGGCCGCAAATCCAATGTCTGATGAAGAAGGGGAAGATCTTGTTGCTCAATGCGATAGAACTTCCTGGAGGCTTTTTTGCACACAGATTTACCAATCAAAAACAACTAAGGAGGCAAAATGAAAATAATCCCTTACGCTAAACAACTTTATTTCATCACGCACAAAAAAATAGGGAATACAACTTGGAGTGTGCACCAAGAAGTTGATCAATCGGAGAAAGACATACATACTATTGCCCAGTATCGTGAAGCCAGAGCTAAATTCAAATTAATAGCTGAAGAGAGCTTTGACAAAATACGCGCTGAAACGGCTAAAGGAAAATCCGCAGAACAAATAAAGAGGATAGCAGACAAATGACTAAAGACCAACTTAAAAAAAGATTAAAAATAATTTCTGAAGAAAAAAAACAGCGATTGATTGCGCGATTGAATTTTGAGTGCGAGGACGACGTGGCTGTAATACGCAACCGTGCGGCCAGAATACTTAAAATACTTTCAACTTAGCTATTGACATGCTATTTTCTACAAGTAAATTCTTTTACACGCCTGCTGAAAAGCGACTCCGAATAAGACGTCTAGTCTGAGACGGAGCTTGTAAGGCGTGCGAGAATAGACGGGAGGGACAACTCGGATAAAAAATTGCTCCTGACTTTTAGCAAAGTACTAGACGCGACGCCCCAACGACGTAAGAACGGGGGCAAGTCGGCACGGCTTTTGATAAGTGCAAAAGCATATGTGAGACATGAACGTGAGGTAGCTCACCAAAGCCAACCATAATTTGCCTGATGAAGCCTGAAATGGCAGAAACAGAAATGTCGCGAAGCCCTTATTGGTTGGTTGTGATTAAGGGATAGGCGTTCTGACAGCTCGGAAAGACGGCGCACAAAATAGCATTAACAACACGAAACAACATGGAATTATCTTTTGAAAACGGCCACTATTACATTACCTGCGAATTTAAGGAGCGCGAAGCCGTTAAGAAAATGGGCTTTAGTTGGTGCGCAGAAACCAAGCGTTGGTTCACAAATAATTGGGCCGTTGCATTAAAAGCCCCAGCAAAAAAAGAGGGTTTTTTAAAGCACGCCGAGCACAGCATCGAACGCTCTTTCGCTACCACTCCGCAAAGCATTACTAAAAATCCTAAGCTAATGGCGTTTCAAAACGCTGGCGTTGAAGAGATCTTAGCTCGAGGCAACGTTCTACTTGCTGACGAACCTGGCCTTGGCAAAACTGCGCAAGTGATTTCGTACCTTAATATTGTACAGCTACCACCAGAGCATAAAATACTTATCATATGCCCGGCGTCTTTAAAATTAAACTGGGTTCGCGAATTCTTAAAGTTTGGGTCCCGCGGAAGTTACTACATAAAAGTTTTGGCCCACGGTAAAGACAAAATTCAAGGCCGCTCGATTGTCACCGGCACACCGCACAACGTGGTGATCGTCAACTATGACCTTCTCAAATCCAAATTTATTTTTGACCAGCTCCACGACTTCAAAGCAACCATTGTGGTTTGCGATGAGGCCCACTATCTCAAAAACGCTAAGGCGTTACGCTCAAAAAATACCGCCGCATTGGTCAAACGCGCTACGGAAAAAGCAATCATGGTAACGGGCACTCCTCTTGTGAACCGCCCAATTGAGTTGTACAATATTCTCAAGATGATAGACCCCGACACCATGCACCCATTTGAAGACTATCGCCGTTACGCGTACAGATTTTGTGCAGCGCACAACGGACGGTGGGGGTTCAATGTTAGCGGTTCAAGTAACGAAGAAGAGTTGAACATGCGCTTGCGCGCCCATTGCATGATTCGACGCACGGCTGACGAGGTACTACCTCAATTACCAGAGGCATTCTTACAGATCCTGCCATTCGAGCAAGACAAACACACCAAAAAAATTGTTGAGCAAGAGTTTAGATTTACTTTTGACGACCTCAAAAAACACCCTGAGAAAGGCGAGATTGGCGATTTAGCGAAACTCCGTCATGAGTTAGCTTTGGCAAAATTGCCGGCATCAATCCAAGCAATTTCAGATTTGCTTGACAGCGTGAAAAAGGTAATTGTGTTTGCTCATCACCGCGACGTGATGGACGGGCTTATGTTGGGCCTTGCCGAATTTAAACCGGTAAACTTATCCGGCGGCATGTCGCCTGAGAAAAAACAAAAAGCGGTAGACGCGTTTCAAAATGACCCAGAAGTGAGGGTATTCGTTGGTCAAATTCAAGCGGCCGGGGTTGGCATCACTTTAACCGCCGCTTCTAACGTAGAATTTGTGGAAACGAGTTGGGTCCCAGGTGAGATTGACCAAGCGGTGAAGCGTGCGAAACGTATTGGTCAGCACTCACACGTAACCGCCCGCTTTCACATTGTAGAAAAGAGTTTGGATGAAACCATGCTAAAAACTGCGTTCGACAAGCTCAAAAATATTAACAAAATTTTAAATTAAATATGGAAAAACATTCAATTACGCAACGGTTAAAAAATATGCTTTGCGATCCGGACGGTAACGTCAGCCTTAATTGTTCGGAAGAAGACGGAAAGATTATCCAAGGTCTGCTTGAAGAAGTCCAAAAGATGGACGATACACTGCAACACCGAGTAAAAGACTTGAGGCACTGTATTACAATATCGCACAGCCAAGAATATGGTAGCTATCTTGTCGAAATACCCGGACATGCAATTTGGTTTGACGGAAACTTAGACCAGTGTGTTGCACTCGTAAAACAACGATACAATTTTTCTTTGCCCCCATTATAACACAAAAATAATATGAACATAGAATTTAAAGACGTGCCGGCTTTGCTAAACTGTTTCAAGAAATTTTTCCCTGCGCGATTTCATATCTCGTTTAAGTGGACTCCTCTTGACGTAGTCTATGATAATGATGGCCACTCTAAACGAGTGACAGTGATCAATGTGAAGATTAACGACACCGAAAAAGGTGGTGAAGGCGAAGAGAATTGGTTGCTAGACTATGCGCAAGTGTTGTTGACGCAGCCAAAAGAGATGGATGAGTGTGCCAAGCGTTGGCTCAATGCGTTTGCGTCTGCAAAACGTAAAGCTACGCTTGATATTCTTGGCCATAAAAACGTGACAATTCCTGAATCTTCAGGAACTATCCATTAATAATTAAAAAATAACTAACATGAACTTAAAAGAGATCGGGGAATTAATTACAGAAACTCAACAGGCCGGGGCTAAACTTGAAGCTGCTCGTCGCGAAGCCATAGTTGACGGGGTTCGTCTTGAGCTACTTGCTCAATTGGTAATCAACACCAATGAAATGGTGATGTTACTCCGCTCTCAACAGCCTGGTGCTCAACTAGAATTGCCGTTGTCGCCACCAGTGCCAGCGCCGGTACATGTGGAAGAACCAGTTTTGGATGAAACCATGCTAAAAGCTGCGTTCGACAAGCTCGAAAAAGGACCAGCGGCCGCCCCAGTTATATCAACGTGGGAAGAGCCAAAGGTTGCGCCAGTTGTTGCAAAGAAAAAAGCACCAGTGGCTAAAGCCGCGCCAGTTGCTGAAGTTGCACCAGTTGCTGAAGTAAAGGCGCTAACAAAAGACGAAGTAATGTCTGCGTTAATTGACTTCATAAGTAATCACGAAGACGGTGAAGAAGCCGGCGAAGAAGCTTTAGGCTTAATGCTTAAAGAACTAGGCAACTTTACCCAATTCCCTGAAGTACCGGCGGATAAATACGCCGAACTTTTGGCAAAAATTAACCAGGCATAAGCCATGACCCAGCACTCAAAGTTAGGGGCCTCATCGGCGTCACGCTGGTTAAACTGTCCGGGTAGCGTAAAGCTATCCGAGACAGTACCACCGCAACCATCAAGCGAATACGCTTTGGAAGGTACTGCGGCACACAAGCTGGCTGAAATCTGTTTGATTAATGGCCGCCACCCGGAAAGTTACGCTGACGGCGAAGTTACTTTAGACAACGGCCAGACCTACGAAGTCTCTGAAGAGATGGCTGAAGCGGTGCGGGTGTACGTGGACTATGTCCGCAAGCAGCGCGGCGAATTAAATATCGAAACCAAATTTGACCTCAGCTTTATTGAGCCAGAAATGTTTGGCACGAATGACGCCTGCGTTTACAACAGGCAGCTCGGCATTCTTGAAGTGATTGACTACAAACACGGAGCTGGAATTGCGGTTAGCCCGGTAGAAAATACGCAGCTCGCTTACTACGGTTTAGGCGCGGCAAATGTTTATGAGTTACACCCAAACAGCGCAATCAAGTTGACTGTCGTACAACCGCGCGCTGCGGGTGAAGCAATCAAATCTTGGACAACAACTGTTGGTTACCTCGACAACTTTGCCAAGAAATTAAAAGCAGGCGCCAAAGCCACCCGTGTAAAAAATCCAAAACTTGTTGACGGTTCGTGGTGTAGGTTTTGTGCAGCGCAAGCAATCTGTCCGCAACTTCAGAAGAAAAGTTTGGAAGTTGCGCAAGCAGAATTTGCGGACGACGGCGCAATTATTTTACCTGAACCAGAAACAATGTCTGAAGTTGACATTGCAAAAGTCTTAGGCTTTTCAAACACCCTCAGCTCGTGGCTCAAAGCAGTTAATATTTTTGCCCAAGGTATGCTTGAGCGCGGCGAGAAAGTTGAAGGCTACAAATTGGTTAAGAAAAGATCGAATCGTAGATGGAACGCTTGCGAAGAAGAGGTAGTTGACGCACTTGTTAGTGCAACCGGCTTTACTCAAAGCCAGCTTTTTCAACCTGCAAAATTTAAATCTCCGGCGCAAATTGAAGCGCTGAAGATCGACAAGAATTTGGTAGCCTCACTCTGTGAGACGCCAGATAACGGTAACACAATGGCCCCCGCAGAAGACCGCAGGCCAGAAGTTTTGCCGTCAATTCAATCTGATTTTTCGGTAATCGAATTTTCGGAATAACTTTAATAACACGTAAAAACATGACTAACATTAAAACTCCTGTGGGCCGCGTATGCTACCCAACCTTATTGAAACCAAAACTTAATGATATGAACCCGGCTACTCCAAAAATGGAATACTCGGTTGACTTATTGTTTAAGAAAGACTCCGACATTTCGGTAATCAAAAACGCAGTTGATAAAGCTGTCTCTGAAAAATGGGGAGCTAAAAAACCAGTGGACTTGAATACCCCGATCAAAGACGGCGACGCCAAGAGGGATAAGAATGGCGACCCAGTTGCAGCTTACGCAGGCTGCTTCTACATCACGCTTAAGAATACTCGCAAGCCGAATGTAGTTGACGCTAACGTCCAACCAATCCTAAGCGAAGACGAAATTTATGGTGGCTGTTATGGTCGCGCAAGTTTCACGGCTTACGCTTACCCAAAACTGCCAGACCCTAGAAAGAAAAGAGGGGTGAGCCTTTCCCTTGTTAACTTCCAAAAAGTAAAAGACGGTGAGCCATTTGGTTCTGTAGCCCAAGTGGGAGCTGAAACTGACTTCGATGTTGTTGACGGAGAGATGGACAACGAAGCTAACTACGCAGCACCAGCGGCTAAGAAAAAATCAATCTTAGGTTAACATGATCCACTTAGATTTTGAAACACGATCTGAGGTAGATTTAAAGAAGACCGGCGCTTGGGTGTACTCACAACACCCAAGCACCGAGATTCTTTGTCTCGCGGTAAAGTTCGGAGACAGCCCCGTCAACCTTGTGACCGGCAAGCAGTTGCTTGAGGCTAGAGTTTTAAGGCAGAACCACAATGCCCCGCTTTACCGAATGATTGTTGAAGGCGAAGAAATTTTCGAGGCACACAATGCGTTCTTTGAAAAAGCAATCTGGCGCAACATCATGGTCAAACGTTTTGGTTGGCCGGATATTCCAGACGACCGCTGGCGTTGCTCGGCTTCCGTCGCGGCATACCACGCATTGCCACGCGGATTGCAGGCGGTAGGCGCAGCACTTGGTCTTGACACCGTGAAAGACATGGAAGGCAAACGCACTATGTTGCAGTTGTCAAAGCCAAAACCAAAGACTGGTGGGTTTATGAAAGAAGCTGACCACGCAGATAAATTCCAAACGCTTTACGAATACTGCAAAGCTGACGTTGACGCAGAGCACGCTTTGTCAGAACGCCTCGGTCAATTACCCCCACGCGAATTAGAGATCTGGCAGCTTGACCAAAAGATAAATACTCGCGGAGTGTATGTTGATCGCGAAGCTGTAGAGTCAGCTCTAAAAATCCTTGGCCAGTATGTGGGCAAACTTGAAGCCGAAGCCGCAGAGATCGGCGAAGGTTTTTTTGAGACAGTAAACCAAAGAGCCAAAGTCATGGCGTGGTGTCAATCGCAAGGCGAGACTGTCACGGCTTACGATAAAGCATACCTTGCTGACAACATGGATAGTATTAAGAGCCCAAAAGTAAAACGCATTCTGGAAATTCGCCAAGCACTTGGCAAGACCAGCACCGCGAAATATGAGGCAATGAAAAATTCGTCTGCCGCTGACGGCCGCATTCGCGACGTGCTCATGTATCACGGTGCTTTGACCGGCAGATGGTCGGGCAAGTTGGTACAGTTCCAAAACTTACCTCGCGGAAATATTAAAGACATGGCAACCGCAATTAAACTAATCAAGCAAGGCAGTGCCAAGCGAATCGAAATGCTACACGGCAACGTGATGAACTTTATGTCTTCTGCGATTCGTGGCATGGTGTGCGCGCCAGAAGGTAAGCTACTTGTAGTTAGTGACTTTGCCGCAATTGAAGCTCGCGTCCTTGGTTGGCTTGCTGGTAGTGAAAAAATGCTACACCAATTCCGCAATGGCGAAGATCTTTACAAAGACATGGCGTCTAAGATCTATCGTGTGCCAGTTACCGAAGTTACCAGTGAACAAAGGCAACTAGGTAAAGCCGCAATTCTGGGCGCAGGTTACGGTATGGGGCCGGATAAATTTTTTGCGACGTGTTTGTCTTGGGGCATTCAAGTTCACGAAGGCTTGGCTAAAACTGCAATCCACACTTACCGCACAGCCTATGCGCACGTGCCGCAATGCTGGCGGGATCAAGAAGAAGCGGCGCATGCGGCGGTCCGTACGCGTCAGAAAATAATTTGTGGCAGGGTCACGTGGTTCATGGAGAAT